ATTTAACCCATAGACCACCCATTAGTCTATATCCAGAAGGATTCTTTATTGAGGACTTCAAATTTACCGATAACGGTGATCTGGATATCCACAATGGTAGATTTGGTGTCACACCAGATTTCCCAGAGGGTGTATATGCTTACTTCACAACCGTTGAGTCATTTGTCGATGGTTTTGGTCCTTTCAAGAATTATAAGAAACCACAGTTCCCATATGTAATTGGCAATACACTCCACTCAAAGAAAATTGATTTCAACTACAGATCAGATTCAAATCAAACTGATTATGATTTAGAATCCAACAAGTGGTTTAGAAATACAAAAACATATAATACGAATAAGACATTTTCTGGATATGACTATATCTTTGATTCTAACAAAATCAAGAAACAGACCATAGACATTAAGTCATCAACCAGTGGACCAATCAAGAGTGTTGGTATATTCACTGGTGGTGATAATTACAAAGTCAATGACAAATTGGTATTTGACAATTCAAATACTACTGGTGGAGGTGCTCAGGCAAAGGTCAGTCGTGTCGGTGGTGAGGAAGTCAGAACCGTAAGCACGGCAACAACATCCATACAAAATGTTGAATTTGTCAAGTATTTTGGCGTCAAACAGTTTGTTGGATTTACTTCTGTACCACATAACCTTAAGGACAAAGAATTAGTCAATATCAATGGTCTTTCTGATTATTACAAAGGATTTGATGGTCCATATAATGTTGGCGTAAGAACTGAGAGTTTTGTTGTATCACTTGGTATTGGTTCCACTGCTGTTACTGGACTAACCACATACTTCTATGTTGGTGGTGCGTTAGAGTTCCCATTCATCAGACCAAATGATGTTCTTGGAATTGGAACAGAGAAAGTTCTGGTTCTCAATATTGATGCACAAACTGAGAGAATTCGTGTCCTAAGGGAATATGAATCCGTAGGATCTGGATCCTCATACTCATCTGGTTCTGTTCTCCTCGGTGATCCCAGAAGATTCAATATCAATGTGGGATCAACAAAAACTGATAAGTCATTTAGGGTAAATGAGGAACTCTACTTCGACCCATCTGAGGCTGTTGGTATTGCATCAACCGCTGGTAATGGTGTTGGTACGGTCGTAACATTCAGGGATCCAGGTGTTGGACCAGAATCCATCTTCATTCCATCTCAGTCAATCTTCTATAAGGATCATGGTCTGAGATTGAATGACAAATTAGCATATTCACCAAATAGTGGAACATCCCTCAATGTCTTCAATGGGATTGGCACTACAACCCTCACAACCTACGACGAACTCTTCGCGACACCAATAACAAAAGATCTTATTGGTATCTCGTCCCATAAGGTTGGTCTAGCCACTGATGGCGGATATGTTGGCATTGGAACCACGACTGGTCTGTTCTTCTTTACAGATTCTGGCACTGGTGATTATCATAGTTTCACGACACTCAGAACTGATATCCTAAGAGCAGCTGCTGATCGTCACATTGTCACGGTATCCACGGCATCAACACATGGTTTGAGACCAAATGACAATATTCGTGTTTCAATTAAACCAACAACAACTGATACTATTGATGTAAGATATAATGACTTCAATAGAAGAATCGTTTTCAATCCTGTTGGGTTCACCTCTGACAAGATTGATGCTGTTCTCAATACCATTAGAATCAATGATCACGATTTCATCACTGGTGACAAGGTAATTCACACCTCATCTGACCCAACCGGGGGACTGACCAATGAGGCGATGTATTATGTTGTAAGTTATGATAAGGATTCTATCAGATTAGTTGATGAGAGATTTGAGATCCAAGAGGAAGATCCAAACTTTAAGAATCTGACCTCTAGTGGTCTTGGTGGAACACTCTCAAGGATCAATCCACTTGTCACAACTAGAAAGAACTCCACCCTGAAGTTTGACCTATCGGATTCCTCGCTCTCATTCCTGTCTAATGGGGTGAGTTACTCAGCTTTCAATATGGCTGTATATTTGGATCAGGAGTTTAATAAGAAGTTTGTTACAACTGGTAAGAAGGAAGATAAGTCATTTGAGGTTACCACTGGTGGTATCGTTGGTATCTCCACCGATGCTAATCTCAGTGTTGAGATTAGTGACTTTGTACCTACGAAATTGTACTATAAGTTTGATACAATCAATCCAGATATCATCACAGAATCGAAGAGGGGTATTGTTATTGATGAGGATGCTGAACCATTCAATCAAATCAACATTGAGAAGAGCAAGTATGATGGTTCACATGTTATCACCGGGACAGGTTCTACCACATTTGTATATGAACTGAAATCAGCCCCAGAGTCATTGTCATATGACCAAACAAACTCCCTATCAAGTTATACAACTAACTCCTTAGGAGCCTCTGGTCCTATCACGGAAGTTGAAGTCACCAATGGTGGTAATGGTTATAAGAATCTTCCTAAGGTTGATAACGTTACCAGTGGATTTGGAACGGGTGCAATCCTGGAAGCTGAGAGTACAGAGATTGGTTCTATCCTCACAAACAGCTTTAATTCCGATAATATTGGTTTTGATTATCCAACCGATGAAACTCTAAGACCGGTTGCTAATCTTCCAGAGATTCTGGAAATGGAATCCCTGACATCCTTTGAATTTATTGGTATCTCATCATTCGGTCGTAACTATCTACATCCAGCAAAACTTGTGGTTGTTGATGGATATACCAAGAAGGTTGTCCCTGAGGTTGATCTGAGATATGAACTCGGTGATACAGAGGTAACAATTCTCCAGAATCCCACTGGGATGTATGAGGTTGAACCAAGAATTGTTCCAACACAAAATACTAATGGTGTTGGCATCTCCTCACTGACATATGATTCTGGAACAAATATTGTAAGACTCTTCCTCAATCAGATTTTCACCCTATCAAGAGATTTCCCATTCAATGTTGGGACTAAAATTCTTGTAGAAAACATAAGTATTGTTGGTGGTTCTGGAAGGGGTTACAACTCCTCAGATTATGATTATGTCTTGTTCCCCATCATTACCGCTGTTCCTAATTTTGGTGGAACTGGGGCCTATGTTGAATATGATCTTAGTGATTTACTCAACACTGGTGAGGTTCCCGGCACCGTAACCGGAACCCTTGGACAGATTGTGAGTGAGAGTTACTTCCCAATCTTCAATTCAACACTGAAGACTAATGAATTCTTCAAGGGTGAAACAGTCATCAATGGTGAAAACAGGGGTACTGTTGAATCCTGGATTTCTAATATCAATCAACTCAAGGTTGACGCACAGAATGATTTTGATCTTGGCACTGTTGTTCGTGGTCAAAGTTCAAATACTCAGGCAGTCATCCTTAAGAAACATGACTTTAACGCTGAGATCACAACAGGTGTTGGTGCCACTGTAGTTCGTGGTTGGCAGAACAACATCGGATTCCTGAATGATAATCTTCAGGTTCTTCCCAATAATGAGTATTATCAAAACTTCTCATATTCACTCTCAAGTAGGGTTCCATATGATACCTGGAATGATCCAGTAAGTAACCTCAACCATACCTCTGGTTTTGCCAAGTTTGCTGATTATCAACTTGAAAGTGTCGAATCTGATGAGGGTGGGGCTCGTGTTTCACCAATCGAGACCAATGTTGAGATTATTATTGATATTGTTGGAGAGGGTGACCTCAACTGTCACTATGACTTTGATTTTGTATCAGAGGGTTTTGAATATATCAATGGTAACCTAGCTTCCAATGAGATTTTCTTTGAAAATAGAATTCTTACCGATTACTTCCAATCTATTGGCAATAGGGTACTTTCTATTGATGACATCAGTGATCAGTTCAATAGTAACGCGAGGGCTGAACCCTTTGAACCGATTGCTCGTTTTGAATCAAATTATGTCTTCAATAAAGTCTTCACTTTTGCCCAAGACAATATCTTTACAGATGAGAGACAGTTCTCAATCGTAAACATCATTCAAAATGGACTACTTGGGTTTATTAACGAGTATGCTATTGTTGAAACATATCCAAGACTTGGATTCTATGACTACGAAAAAACTGGTGATGGTTGGGATCTGACATTTAACCCAGTTAAGTTTAAATTTAACAATTATGAGGTTTCAACCGTAGCCATCAGCCTTCTTGATGGTGTAACGGGAACTGGTTCAACAACCTTCGGTGATATTGTTACTCTTGAGAGTCAACAGGCCACCATTCCTACCGGAACAACCACAACTATCGCCACATTCCCAACATCCAACAGGGCAGCTAAGATCCTGACGATGGTTGAGGCCACATCTGGTATTGCATCAGGTACATATGACGCTACTGAGCTCAATGTAATTCATGATGGTACTACGGTGTTCATCCTTGAATATGGTGATATGCAGAGTGACCTTGATGATGTTGATACTATTGGTCTTGGAACATTCTTCCCCTACATTAGTGGTAGTGACGTAAAGATTGATTTTATTCCAGGTGTAACTGGTCCAATGCAAGCTGAGGCTTCATTGACCCTGATTTCCGACACCGGAACAACCGAAGGAAACATGACTTTGAATGTTACCGATGTGAAGTCACAATATAGATCAATTGCATCATCTGGATCACCATCGGCCGTTGGTATTACAACCTACCTTACCCCATACTCATCCTCATACAATGTGGTTGTGGTTACGGACACCACAAACAATCAATATGAGATGTTTGAGGCCGTCATGTGTAACTCAGGGTCAAATGAAAACATTGTTGATTATGGAAATGTTGAGACCTTGGCCAAACTCGGAACAGTTGGTATGTCCTCCATCAGTGGTGGTTACGAACTTACATTTACACCAAATGCAGGTATTGATGTTGAGGTCAGAACCTTCGGAATTGATATTAAGATCGATGATGGTCTTGTCGCCGATAACGAACTGGATCAAAATAATGTAATCGTCACCGGCCAGATTGATGATTATGAGGGAACCGAGTTTGCTGTTAAGACAGATTTTGAACTGACACACGATGGAAATAACATCTTCCAGAGACAGTTTGATGGTAGTAGTGCATCAGTTGTCAATATTACAGCTGGTTCAATTTCACTGGCAAATCATTTCTTTGTGACTGGTGAGGAGGTTGTCTACGCATATTCAGGAGCTGGAACGACCCAGGCTATTGGTATTGTGACCGCCACTGTTGGTGGTGTATCCACTGATAAACTTCCAACTAGTTTGTTTGTTGTCAAGATTGATGAGGGTAACATCAAATTTGCATCGACAGCCGAAAAGGCTTTGGCTGTTACACCAGAGATTCTTCAGATTAACGCTGTTGGTGTTGGTAACTCTCACACAATCACAGCAACGAATCAAAACGCTAAGGCTCTGGTTGCCGTTGACAATATGATTCAGGCACCAGTTTCCCCCACTGATATTACAACTGAACTTTTTGGTAGTATCCTATTTGATGAGGTCTTTAGTGTTACCGGTATTACTTCATTCGCCTCAGGTGATATCATTAGAGTTAATAATGAGTTTATGATCACTCAGGCTGTAGGTGTTGCTGGTTCAACGGCTTTTGGTGTTAGAAGGGCACAACTTGGTACGAATCTTGGTTTCCACTCAACTGGCGCCACGATTACCAAGATGTCTGGTAATTATAATATTTTAGACAATACTATTAACTTTGCTTCTGCCCCATATGGTAATACACCACTGAGTACCACCTCTGCCGCAACTCCAGATCAAAGGGATTGGACTGGTATTACAACCAGTTCCAGATTCCAGGGTAGGACCTTCATGAGGACAGCACCTGTTGGTACTACCTCAGAGACATATTCCAAAAATGTGGTATTTGATGATATCTCAACACAATTTAATGGGATCGGCACTGACTTCAATCTAAAGCGTGAGGGATCAGAAACTGTTGGTTATTCAACTGACAATGGTATCATTCTTATCAACAATATCTTCCAGACCCCACAGGGATCTGTTGCTGGTGATGGAACCTACACCATGACTGAGACCAGTGGAATTACTTCTATTAGATTTACTGGGTCTGGTGTGACCACTGGATATGATCCAAACAACTCTAACATTCCCCTTGGTGGTATCATCGTTAGTGTTGGTTCTGATAACGGATTTGGTTATCAACCTCTGGTGGCAGCTGGTGGATCAGTCACGGTATCCGCAGCCGGTACAATCTCAAATGTCAGTATCGCAAATAGTGGTTCTGGTTACAGAAATGGATTACAGTTGGTTAGTGTTGGGGTCCAACAACCTGGTGGAGAGGATTTAGTTGCAATTGGTACGGCTACCATCAGTGATGGTCATATCACCGATGTGAGTATCACCAATTCAGATGTTTTCTACGTCCCAAGAGATGTATCAAATGTTGGATACTCATCCATCACTGGAGTTACAACGGTTACAACATCAACCGATCATGGCCTTTCACAGGGTGATACGATTCAACTTTCTGGTATAGCCTTCACATGTGATTATTCTGGTTCTGGACCAGTTGATATCTCCAACGCTGTCTATGACAACGTTTCCGGTATTATGACGGTAACAACGTCATCACCACATAATCTCTCTACTACAGGTCAAAAGAGTGATGTTCTTCTGACTGGTATAGCATTCACTTGTGGTCTGGATGGTGGAGCTTCAACTCACATATATCCAAGAACAACAGACCCAGTATACTGTGGAACTAAAGTTCTTGCAGTAAACAGTTCTACAGAGTTTGAGATTAACGCTGGTGTCTCAACTGTTCCCACCTTCTATCAATCTGGTGGTGTATCACAACCTGTTCTTATCGCTCCACGAGCTGTTAATAATTCAGCCAGTGGTATTGACCCAGCACATGATGGTTCTACCATCATAGAGGTGATTAACTCCACGACATTCGTTGTCAACACTGGTATTTCAACAAGAACACACTTCTACGCTAGATGTGGTAAAGTTGGAAAACCATTTGATGTGGTATTTGATGAACCCCTGTCATACTCTAACATCCCCCTCCAGTATAGTTCCTCATCCACTGGGGTAGGACAGAGTGCAACTGTCAACATTGTTGTTGGTCAGGGATCCAGTGTTATTGACTTTGAATTTGGATATACTGGATTTGGATATGGTAACGGTGAAATCCTGACAGTACCTGTTGGAGGTCTTGCCGGTATTCCAACAGATACGAGTCTGACATTCTCTGAGTTCCAAATTACTATCGACGAAATCTTTACCGATAACTTCAATGGATTCAGTATTGGTCAACTTGAGGTTCTTGACAAGTTTGATGATCTGTTTGATGGATTCACCAAGGACTTCAGATTACTTCTGAACAATATACCAGTTTCTATCCAGGCAGCACCTGGATCAAGTGTCGAGGTCGATCAAACACTCCTGATCTTCCTCAATGATACCCTTCAGGAACCAGGAAAGGGTTACATCTTTAGTGGTGGTAGCACCATTGAATTCACAGAACCACCAAAGGTTGGTGATACCTCCAAGGTTATCTTCTATAAGGGTGGTGGAGATACTGATGTTGTCTTTACTGATATCATTGAAACCGTTAAGGTTGGTGACACACTTAATATCGATAATCTTCCACCATCACAGGGTATTGTCTTTGATCAGGAGTCAAGAACGGTAATTGGTATCAACACCCTTGATTCCGTTAAGACAAACACCTATCAGGGTCCTGGTATTTCCACTGACAGGAGTTTGATCAGACCCATCAAATGGTGTAGACAGACATCTGATAAGATCATCAATGGTCTTCCAGTTGGTAAGGATAGAATTAAATATGAGCCCCAGATTTATCCAACCTCATACATGATTCAACCCATATCAATAGCATCGACAGAAGTTTATGTTGATTCTGTGAGACCCCTGTTTACCGGTAACAATGAGGCTCAGGTAAAACTCTTCCAGAATTCCATCACAGTTAATTCACAGGATAGTGTTGTTGGGGCTACTGGTACAGCCACTGTATCAGCGGGTGGTACTATTTCTTCAATCACAATCACAAACCCTGGTGTTGGATATACCGTGGCACCAACGGTGACAATCGGTTCTACGATTGGTGTTTCAACTATCGCAACCGCTACAGTCTCCATCACCTCTGGTGAGGTAACCTCAGTCAGTATCACAAATGGTGGTGTAGGATACACTGGTTCTCAGGTTCCAGTTGTTCTGTTTGAGGAACCAAGTGTTACCACAGAAACCATCAACGTATCCTCCTATGAGGGTGACTACGGTAAAATCGTTGGTGTTGGAACAACAAATAGTGGTTCTCAACAACAACTTGAATTTGATCTCTTTATTCCTGTCGAATCCTTCATGAGATCTGGTGATCTTGTCGGAACAGGTATCACAATTAGTGGAATCTCAACAGGTGATTTCCTCACTATTTTTGATACGAATGTTTCAATCGCAGACACATTCGCCTCACAGGATGAATCAGGGGTGACTGTTGGTCTTGGAACAACACATGTTGATAATGTTTATAAGGTCATCGGAGTGGCCAGAACAGACGAAAATGTTCTGGGTGTGGGTATTACAGCGATTCAAAGAATCACCGTTAACATCGACACGGCTAGTACACTTGGATTTACCACTGGAACTGATATTGGTGAATATAGTTGGGGTAAGATTATGTTTGATCCAAGAACGACTCCTAAGGAGTTTAATTCTTACACCATGAATGGATATGTTGGTATATCCACCTCTGGTCTTGTTCGTAGAACGACTCCTCTGAGATTCAGTGAATACATCTAATTAAACCGTAATAAATAAACAAAAAAGTCCTAATAAAATGGCAGCGATAATTACTGATCAACTTCGCATTTTGAATGCTAGTAATTTTGTGGCTGGTGTCCAATCATCCACAAATTCCTACTACGCCTTCATAGGATTACCTAACGCCGGTGATTATCAATCCAACTGGGATTCTAATCCACCATCCCCCAAGGATAATCTCAATGAGTCTAATGACTATTGGGATACGATGTTGGCCTTGAAAAAGATTAATACCTCTGATATTAGTCAGGTTGTTAGAAAAAGTGTCTGGTCTTCTGGTTTGACCTATGACATGTGGAGAAATGATATCAGTAGAGATAACCCATCCCTACCTTCTGGTTCGTTTGATGTTTACTCGGCGAACTATTATGTAATGAACGCTGACTTTAGGGTTTATATTTGTCTGTATAACAACGCAAATCCTGAGAATAATTTCCAGGGTGGACCATCAATTGATGAACCAGGTTTTACTGACCTTGAACCAAGAGCTGCCGGTTCAAGTGGTGACGGATATATTTGGAAATACCTCTATACCATCAAACCAAGTCAAGCAATCAAGTTTGACTCTACTGAGTACATGCCAGTACCAACTGATTGGAACACTGTTGGATCTGATAATGATGCAGTTAGAAACAATGCCTCCACAAGTGGTCAACTTAAGATTGTAACTATTAGAAATCGTGGTGTTGGACTCGGAACAGCTAATGTAACATACACAAGGGTCCCCATTGATGGTGATGGGGAGGGTGCAGAGGCCACGGTGGTCGTAAATAACGATTCAAAGGTAGAATCTGTAACAGTTTCTAGTGGTGGATCGGGATATACCTTCGGAACACTGAATCTCCAACGTGGTGGGGTCCCAACAGGGTCCACAAGTCCTGTTTTTAATGTAATTATTCCACCAAACGGTGGTCATGGTTACGATATCTATAGAGAACTAGGTGCATACAACGTTCTCTCATATGCTAGATTTGAAAATGACACCGAAAACCCTGATTTCGTCACTGGTAACGAGTTTGCAAGGGTTGGATTAGTAGAAAACCCAGAGGCTTTCGGTTCAGAACAAGTTTTGAGCCTCGATAAGGCAAGTGCATTAACAGCCTTGAGGTTGAGTGGTATTGGTTATAGTTCAGCCTCGTTTGAAAGGGATGGTTATGTCACTCAAACCGTGGGTCTTGGTTCGACAGCAGTTGGTAGGGTAATCTCTTACGACCAAACCACTGGTGTTCTGAAACTTTGGCAGGATAAAACCAATTCTGGATTCAATAGTGATGGAACACTGAACTCTGGTCCTGTATTTGGATTCCAAGCATTTGATTTTACACCTAATCTCTTAGATGGTGGTTCCGTTGATATCACAGGTGGCTCAGTGATTCTTGGTATTGACACCTCCTTCTCGGGTGTGAGTACCGTAATAAATAATAGGACATATTACTTGGGTCAAAGCTTTACTGACGGTGTTGCACAACCAGAGGTGAAGAAGTATTCTGGAAATACTATTTTTGTTGATAATAGACCCTCTGTCACAAGGTCCTCATCCCAGAAAGAAGACGTAAAGATCATCTTGCAATTCTAATAAGAAATCATGCCACAGGAAACTAACCTCAACGTTGCTCCTTACTTTGATGACTTTGATCCGCAGAGTAACTATTATAAGGTTCTCTTTAAGCCAGCGTATCCAGTCCAGGCAAGGGAATTAAACAACCTCCAGTCCATTCTTCAGAATCAAATTGAAGACATGGGCACTCACTTCTTCAAGGAAGGTGCAAAGGTTATTCCTGGGCAGTTGACATATCTGCCTCAATTCTATGCTATTCAGATTGAATCAGAATATCTTGGTATTCCAGTTGATCTTTATCTCCGACAGTTGATTGGTAAGAGAATTGTTGGTGCAACATCCGGTGTGACAGCTGAGGTTGTTACCTTTATCACTGATCAGGAGTCAGAAAATGGTAATTTTACACTTTATGTCAATTATTTCCAGTCAAGTAAGGTAGATAATACAACACAGACCTTCTCTGATAACGAGATTCTTCTTACAGAAAGTAATATTACCTTTGAGACCACATTTATCGCCTCTGGTGAGGGTTTTGCTAAGACATTAACTGAAAATGCCAATGCTGTTGGATCAGCCTTCGCCCTAGGTAGTGGAGTTTACTTCCTAAGAGGAACTTTTGTCGATGTTCAAGATCAAATTCTGATTCTTGATCAATATACTAACAAACCAAACTATAGAATTGGTCTCGATATCACCGAAAGTTTGATTTCTTCGGATATTGACCCATCTTTGAATGACAATGCGAAGAATTTCACCAATTTTACGGCACCTGGAGCAGATAGACTCCAAATTACCGCAATTTTGGGTAAAAAGGACAATGATGACTTCAATGATCAGAATTTCGTCCAACTTGCTGAAGTTCAAAACGGTGTTCTAAGAGAAGTTCAGACTGGAACCGGTTATAACATTCTTGGAGACGAATTAGCAAAGAGAACATTCGATGAATCCGGTCATTATTATGTAAAAGAGTTTGTAACCACAGTTAGGGAGAGTTTAAACAACGGAATTGGAAATAGAGGTATCTATAATGCAAATCAGACCACCACAGGTGGTGAAACACCATCCAAAGACAAGATTGTTTATAAAGTCAGTCCTGGTAAGGCATATGTAAGAGGATATCCGATTGAATTTGTTGGTCCAACCCTTTTGGACGCCGAAAAGGCTCGAACAACCAAAACTGTCGAAAATCAATCGGTCAATTTTGGTTTTGGACCAACATTTACGGTAAATAACGTATCTGGAGCTCCAACACTCGGTTTTGACACCGAAAATGTCATTAGTTTGAGGAGTGAAAGGGTTGGTGTTGGTAGAACAGACGAATATGGTAAGGAAATCGGTGTTGCTAGGGTTTATGACTTTGCCCTAGAAACCGGGTCTTACGAAATCTCCCAACTACCCCTAAATCAATGGGATTTGACCCTTTTTGACGTTCAGACCCATAATGATTTTACTGTTAATGAGGAAACCACACTTTCCATCCCCACATTCATTGAGGGTGAGTCAAGTGGTGCTACAGCATTCCTAAGATATCCAGTAACCGCCGGAATTGCCTTTACAGCTTATGAGGTTAAGGGAACCTTCGCACTTGGTGAGAGATTGAAGTTTAATGGTGAGGATTCTGGTCA